GGTGCGGGCTGCTATGCGCAAGTTAGGCTTGAAGCGTTGGGAAATAATGGATGATGGCGACGATTGCCTCCTTATAGTTGAGGCACGTGACGAACATCTGTTAAACCAACTCTCCGCTACATTCTTGACTTTTGGGCAGGAGTTAAAGATTGAGAACCGAGCGATTGAATTGGAAGACGTCGTATTTTGCCAGTGTAAGTACACCGATGTTGGCGGCGTTCCCAGAATGATAAGACCATGGAGAAAGGTTCTCTCCTCTAGCGCGTGCGGCACAGCACATTGGCTTGAGCCAAAACACCTCCGTGGCCTGCTTAATGCTGTTGGTCGTTGTGAATACGCTCTGAATAAGGGCGTGCCGGTACTTGAAGAGTTTGCCCGTGCACTCATTCGATTGGGGGATGGAACAATACCCAAGTTCTTTTCTCTTATGGATGAAGGCGTGGGCTGGCGATTTGCTCAAGAAGCTAAAACCTTCAACGTTGATGCGTTGCTTTCCGTCGACTTGACTGCGAGTTTTATTGGCCCACGAGATCGGATTAATTTCCAACGTACGTGGGGCATGACGCCGCAACAACAGGTTGACATTGAGCGGGCAATTCAGGGTTGGACGTTTGATAGTTTTGAGCCCCATCTTTTACCGGCCGAGCACGTTCCACACACTGCGTGGTTTAGTGCCCGACCCACCGACCAGTTCATACCCATGTTTGGTAACTGCCCGATTGTAAGCTGTTAGTCAGCATTAGTTTCTTGTGATTTTATTTGTACCTTTGGTTAGTTTATCGCTCCCATAATGGTTAGAATCACCACTGTGCCAAGACGTAGGCGCGTTAGGCGCCAACGTCCTGTTGTTGTTGTAGCCACGCCTCGGGTAAGACGCCGTCGCGTGAAAGTGCGTAAGAATCGTCAACAGGCCATCGTACCTTACGTGGGTGTTGGTCGACGCAAGCGAGTTTTTCCTAAATCCACTGGCAATGAAACTGAGCGTGAAATAGCAATGGGGTTCGCTTTGGCTGTTTTGGATCCCATGTGTGACAACCGGTTGCCTTTTCTTGGCATACCGGACGGTTATGCAGGCAATACCTGCGCTTTCACTAACCGCACCAACTTCGTTGTCACTCCGGACCCAAGTGGCAGAATTACATTCGCCATGATCCCTTCGTTCCCCTCGCAAGTTTTTGTTTTTGCCGGCACTACCGTTTGGTCAGACACCAGCCCCACCGGATTTGGCACCATCCACCCAGTCGTCGCGTTGTCTACCAATAACGACTGGCTCGGTCTACCTTGCAACACGTGGGCGTCTTCGTTAGACACTGCTATCAACACGATGCAAGTTGATCGACTCACCGGCACTAATGTGCCAGTGTTTATCAATGAAACCATCTCGGGTTCGAAAGCTCGGTTCGCAGGACTATCGTTTGAGGTTAGACCAACAGGCACCATTCTAAACACTACAGGTAGAGCAGTTGTTGCGCGCGGCCCGATTCGGACCGGCAAAGCAACTGCTTCTGCTGTTAACGGTACCGACATCATACCGTTTATGTTCCTTAATGGTGTGCCTAACAACTTCAACGATGCCATGCATGTGCCGGGCGCTCGTCAGTGTACCATTTTGGATGGTAGTTACACCGTTGCTGTTGGCGATCAATCTGAAGATCGTTGGGATTTTGATGATTTCTTACCCTCCACCATTCTTAAAACTGGCGCTGGCTTCAACGTTTTTACTGATGCCTACTGGTATTCCAACGCCCCTGGCAATCTTCCTAATGAAACTGCAGTCCAGTTGCAGCCACAATTTTCCAATTGGTTCCACTTTGATACCAACCACCCAAGTGGATTTGTTGGCTCCACTTTTCTGTCCAACAAGGCTGGCTACATTGTTTATGCGGCTGAAGGACTCCCTGCCGGTTACGGCATGGAAGTTGAGTGCATAGCCACTTCTGAGATTGTTCCAGAAACTGGATCTGTCTTTATTGAGGCTACGTCTCGTTCGTTACCACGCAACGCCGCGATTCTCGCTGAAGTCACCAAGGTGCAAGCCATGGTGCCTATGTGTGCCAGTTATCGTGATAATGATAGTGGCGAATGGACTAAGCGTATTTTATCACTCCTTAGTGGTGGACTACAGTTTGTTGCCCGATTGGGGCTGCCAGTTGTTTCCAACGTTGCTGCGTTAGGGCACGAGTTGGGGAAAATGTTCCTCAACATGCAGTAGTTT